CAGCAAGAGAATTTTGAGTTTGGGCTTCTTGTGCTGACTGATCCAACTGCATCTTCATTTGCAGTTCTTGTTGCTTGAGCTGGCCGTCCATTGCCATCTTCTTTTCTTCCAACTGAGCCTGACCCTGCATCTTCATCTGCTCAATCTGCATCTGGGCTTGGGCCTTGTCCTTTTCAGGATTCTGACTCCCCGGAGGGGGAGCGGAAGCGGCGTATTTCTCAATCTGTTTCTGTGTTTCCTCGAATCTTGTCTCCAAATCACTTGAGACGCGGAAACTACGTACCGTGAACATCATCAGATCAGTGATCAAAGGTGCCAACTGAGGTGTTTCGGTCATTGCAGGAATGGCTGAGCCCATAAACTGACTGATCGCCTGCATGAACTGGACTCTCGAAGCTTTCTCCTGCTCATCGTCCTCATAGATCGTTGAGTCCGTCTCAACGTCGATGTGGAAACTACGTGCAGTGTTGTCTTTCAACAACGCAATGACTTCTTCCCAAGTCGGCTCGTTGAGAAGATCAAGCATTTCTTGAGGCAACTGAGGGGGCTGCTGGCCTTGAGGCTGCATCTGGCTCATCTGCTGAGCCTGCTGAATCTGTTGCTTTTCCTGAGCAGTGAGCAAAGTCACTGCCGAATACTTCATAATCGTTTCTGGTTCAAAGTGAACACAAGCGATTTCACCCATGATCCGAAGCAGATCACGCGCAAAGGCTTGGATTCCCCTCTGTTTATAAACGAGGCGAACCATTGCGAAATGGGATTTGCGTTGCGTACTCGTCGCGGTTTCCGAAGGATCATTCGCCCCTCGGATCACATCGGACATGCCAGTGACTTCGTAAATAACCTGTTTGCATGAATCACGGGCTTGGTGAAGACCTAACAACGTCTTCATAATCTCATCCATTGGGATGAATTCCATCACACCCTTGAGACCACCTTTCTCCGAGAAAGCCGCCCACTGGTCAATAGGAATTAGTTGGTTCTCAACCCCTTCAGACAAGAGACGCTGGATGCCCTCGGCTGAAGCGTCGTAAACACCCACTGCCTTGATTGCTTTCTGAATCGAGGTGATACGTCCCGTCAGCTCATCCAGTTCTTCCGCCTGATCCTGATATTGAACGTAGTCAGGAATAGGAATCAGAGAATCGTTAGCGAGAGTTGCATAAACAGGCTGCGGACAAGGGAAGAAATGTTCCAGACCGAGTGGATCTTCACGGCGATCAAGAAGTCCCGCTTGTTCTTTCGAGAACCAGATGGCTTCTTTGGTTCCGCGATCCCACAATTCATAGATCGTGGCTTTATCGTTGTTGTCTACATCCGTCGCATCAGCGTCTTTGTCCCCACGATAATCCAAGGGAACATCTGCTCCCTTCTCTCCGAATCGTTCAATGAGTTCATCACGAGAAAGATAGGTTTTGCGCCAAACTGCTCTCACCTCATCCCATGTCCTCGCAACATTGTGCCCAAAGTCAGACCAATTGACGTAGTCGGGAATGACTTCCTCATACTTCAAGACTTTTAAAGGTTCTGAATCCTCGTCATTGGAGGTCTGAACCCCCATTTCCTTGACTTCTTCGTTCCCTTCAATCGTTTTGTCTTGAAAGTGAGGAACATAACGTGCCCAAGCCACACCTCGACCCGGAAGCTATAGATCAAGCGTGCAACAACGGAGCGTTTCACCAAACGGCGTACAGGCAATCATGTACTCCAAGGTTCTTTGAAGAACTTTGGCGGAGGTACGACCTAGCTTGTCGGGATCACGATGTCTGCGAATAACAGAGGGTTTGGGTTCCCTCGCATAGATTAAAGGTTGAAGGGTCTGGACGTTTGACCAAAGAATGTTAAAACGTGACAAATTGTTGTCATAATCGTTTCTTTCATCCTTGTATCGCTTTACAATCTTTTTAGAACGTTCCGTCCAACGGTTCGTCTCACGTTCATAGCGTATGACTTCTTTTTTCCAGCGGAAGTAAAGATCGTTATCATCGTTTTCAACTTCATCCGCCATAAAAACTCCTAAATCCGCTTGTGGCGGCGAGAATTCGACTTCTTGCCCCACATAATTTCATTAAATGGCACTTCTGACAATAGCCGTATCCTTGACTTAGGCTTGAATTCGATAGTTTTTGGCTGTCGCCAGATGATCGAAAGATAGCGAAAAGAGTCTGCACCGTGACTCGTCCAGTCGTGTTTGGGAGACTCTCTAAAGTCATTCCGGTTGTCGTCCCACTCCCTTTGATACTCTCTTAAAGAGTCGATCCCGCGTTTACACTTGGTTTTGTCGAAGTAGGTTTTAGGGAGCGAGAGTCGAGCGGCTTGGATACCATCTTGAACTGACAGGCGAGGAACCATTCTGGCCTTGATGCCTAAGTCCCATAGCTGCTGCATGATTGATCTTCCATTGCCAGCCAAGGTCTTAGGCATGGCATCATGGGGAACCCAATGACCCCCATACGCATAGGGTTTGGCTTTCAATAGGTCAGCGTAGAACTGAACCGTCTTTCCATTGGAAGAATGGTAGTCGATACACCTAATCTCATTGTTTGAAATCTGTGCAAACCAGATGGCGGTATCGTCAGTGGATCCCAAGTCCCATGCCGTATAAACAGGTAGGGTATGGTCATACTCCATATCCTTGATTCGACCTTCTCTCTCAGCAAGGGCAATCTCTTTGCCGTAGATCGAGCCGATCAAAGGACTATTGAAAGAACAATAGTATTCTTGCTGAATGATGCCTTCCGCGACATCTTCACCCTTGGTCGCAATCAGTTCTCGTCTCTCAGCCTCAATGTCAGCGGGTGTCATCACCCCCGTATCATCTACCGTCAATAACTGAGCGAACCACTCTGGATCATTCTCGGCAAAATGGAACAGTTTCTCAAAGTGATTCTTTCCACGAGGGGTAGAAACAAACAGCCCCCAACCCTTATTGTTTCTCAGGATAGGTCTCAACATATCCCAAGACCGAGGGTTGGCAATGGCATACTCCGAAAAGACTACCCCAACCGGAGGACTGCCGACCAGACTATCAAAGTTATCCGATCCAACCACCTGCCAAGTAGACCCATTCTTAAACCGAATGAACATCTCCTGATCCTTGGTCGTCTCTCGAACCTCCATCGGGAAGGCAATATCAATACGTCTCCGACCTGAGTTCTCATCCACCGCATCCCAGATCGCCTTACGGGCCTGCGCAGCTTCAGGAAGCATGTGCCAGTAAGTCCCTACTCTCTGATGCGCAGCATTAGCAGCCCAATTCAAACAGAAGTCATCCTTACCCGCTCGTCTATGCCAACACAGAGCAATACGTTTCAACCCACCCTGCATCGCATGCCAAGCAGGTAACTGGTACTTCCTCGGCATCCACGTCAGCTTACCGTTGATACTTAACATAGGAACCTACGGTTGGTTAGCAACAATGGCTAGAGAGTGTCTAGGGACGTTAATCAGATTTAAGGGGGTGGGGTCTAGTGACTGAGTAGGAATGGGAGTGTAGAGAATGAACGTGTAGGGATATGCATATGGTTACTTCTACTCTAGCTTTACACCTGTAAGGTATCCAATCTCCGGAACTACTCCCTGGCCTTCACGCTCCCAACTCCTACTCAGGCCTAACCTTTCCCTTCATGGTCAATGACTTGCATGGATGGGCTCACCAGTCTAGCCTGGGCTCCATCGTTACTGAGTACCACCACTTGGATCGTAGGAGCTGACTGCTTGTCACCGTCATTACCCTTGTCCCGATAGGCTGGATTGCGTATAGCTGCTCGTCTAGCGCACTCCTGAGCGTAGGCCCTAGCTGCGTTCACATCGATGTCTGAACCCCTCTTCAGCGCCTCCTGTAGAGGCTGCATGCCACGGTCTAGCCATGCTTCGGCACTAGTCTGCATGGCAGTTCGTGTCTGCGCGGAGACTTCTGGGTTTCTGTGCAGATAATTATGAACCGCAGTTAGCGACAATCCGTACAATTTGCTTAATTCGGAGAATGTCTTGCCTTCAGTGATATGTGCGAATAGCTCTGATTCGTCTACGGAATCTAGTATTGCTACTGGCCCTCGCATTCCCATCTGATTAATTCCGTTAATTAGCTTGAATTAAATATAACTGATTTCTGTGTCGCTCGCTTGATTGTGTGGAGAGCACGAAGTGCGAGCTGGGCTTCTTTAACCGAAGGGATGAGTAAGAATGTCGTTTGTTGGTTAGGATGATGTCAAGCATATGACGGTCATCATGATTGATCTTGTTGAACTATTTATGATTCTTGTTTGTGCGGACTGTTAGTAAGTCTCAGCCCTTGCGCTAGCGTTTTTGTAACCGATCTCTACCCAATTAGGACTTATATAAGCATCCGAGTTTATTAGGCCGCCCCATTCATGCTC